CAGTTGCTGAGGCTGAGCCATCTGCACCTGTGTAACCAGTATAACCTGTAGGACCTGTAGCACCAGTATCTCCACCACCTGTGATGTTAAAATCACAAGAAGCAGTAGTTCCTTCATTAATATAGAAGGTTGCTGACGCGCCACTATCAGTGTCTACAAACCTACAACCTACAGCATAACCTGCATCTCCATTAGTTGGAACGGTTGAGCCTTTAGCATTGGTTATCATTCCGGATCCATCTAATTCGATTACAGTTACTGAGGTCAAAGATGCACCTACCTTATATGTTTCACCGCTAATCTTTAGTGAACGATTAAATACTTTTGACATATTTGTCTATTAAGTTTATTAGAGTCTACATAAGTAGAACTTACCAGTGAGGGTTCTTTTAAATACCTAGAACCCTCAAGAAGGTTATAATTTCAATTGAAATACTTCCCCTATTTTACGAACTTGAGTTCGTAAATTGGTTTATACCCAAGTTGAAACATCAAACTTTACAGCAACTAAACTATCTTTCTTACGAGCGAATAACTTAGTTCCGAATAAAGTATAAGGATGAACGTACTTACCTAATCTTAACTGAGCATTTCTGAATTCAACTTCTGGAGCAGTTTGAGTTAACAAATCGATTGCACCTCTAACGCCCATTAAAGCATACTGATACTGAGCAGACCATGCAGCAGAGACTGAATTGCTAGTAGAAACTACGATGTCTCCGTATCCGGTAATATTAACGTCTGTACCACTTGCAACTGCAACCATTCCAGCTTCTTCAATTAACTGTCTGTCTTCAGCAGAGATTTCAACATAAGTACCAGCGCCTGGAGTACCAGTTCCGTTAATAGCTAACACTATATTAGCTTTACAAGCAGCTGCATTTTCTCCGATTGAGAAATGACCAGCACCACTAGCAGCACCATTAGCATCAGCTGTGAATGTAACACCGTTAACTACAATTGTATCTGTATCTGCTAGAATAGTATCCATATCAAATGTAGCACTAAATGGAAGGTTATTACTTAGAGTTAAGCCAAAACCGAATCTATTAGAAATTCTACCATTATCAGAAACAGTGTCACCGAAACCAGTTTCCCTATTACCTACGTATAATTTTAGTTTTTCTAAAATTCTAGGACCGATCAAACTAAATCTATCACGGTTCATACGATTACGGGTATTAAGAACTCTGTCACTTGCTACGAAAATATCAGCAACATTACCTGTAGCTAATACGATACCAGAACCTGCAGTACCACCAACAGCGGCGGCATCTAAGGTTGTACCAGCAGACGAATAATTAGACATCACAGATTGATCAATAACATTGTTTAATTGTCTTTGAGCAATAGGAGCAAATTCCTCTATAATACCATATTTGCTTTGTGTCTTATTAATTTTATCTACATAGAATGAAGCGACCTTAACTGTATCAACTGATAACTGTTCGTTAGTAGCTGTTAAGTCTTTAGGATCGATGTCAGTTCCAGGTACATAGGTTTGAACTCTAGGATAACTACCATAAACTGAATTTACAGCGTCACCTTCACTCAAAACTGCTCTTAATTCAGTGTTTGCAAGTCCAATAGCAACTGACTCTTTTAGAAAAGTCTCTTGCATCTTAGGTGCCCACACTTGTGGGTTAAAAGCATCAAAACCTGTATTTGGGTTATTTCCCATATGTTTGTTTGTCTTTAAATTAATTAAATATCAGAAGATAAATTAACTACATCCTACCATCTGGTATGATTAATCTTAAAGTTTGCGCATGGCTTCTTCCCATTTCTTGAACTCCTCTTTGCCTTCGGGTGTTGACATGTCTCCTTCAAACTTTTGATCAGCAGTGTAATCCTTCTTAGAAACTTTTTTACCTTTGCCCTCCAATGATGCGCCATCTGCTAGAGCAGCGTTATCTTCAGACATTTTAATGTACTGAATATAATCTGACTCTAACGCCACTTTGACTGAGACGTTCTCATTTTTAGCGTAAGATTTGACCTTAGTCTTAAGCTCATCACTTAAGTCTGTAGAATCAAGATCTCTTTGCTCAAACTTCTCATCAATTTTTTTGATGAAGTCATCAACATTAACAGGTTGAGCAGGTGGAGTTACTGGCTCGGCAGGCACAGCTGGTATAGCTGGTTCCGCAGGTATAGCCGGTGTAGTAAGACCCTCCGCCTTAGTTCTCCAGTCAATCTTCTGACGAATGACTGTGGAAAACTTCTTGTTGTCCTCGATTTTATCAGCGACCATCTTTTCGATAAGTTCTGGATTTGCTTCAACGTCGATATCATATCTTTCTACAATATCAGCCTTGATTTGATCAGCCGATTGTTCAACTGGAGTTTCGTTAGGGTCCAGTAAACCCTCATTGGCATCTGCCATATGTTTTGTTGTTAATCCCATCTGGGACTTAATTAATATTTGAAATGAATCAAATTATTCTATATTAAAACTATCTCTTGGATCTTCTGGTTTAACATCAGCCTGAACAGTCATTATTTCTTCCATTATCTCTTTTAACTTGTTATAAGCTCGTTTCTGAGACTTGACTTCTAAGGCTTGTTGTGTTGCTATATCTTTCTCTATTATACTATCTATACTCTTAAGCTCATTAAGTTTATCTGTCAGATAATCCTTTAACGGAGCACCTGCAGAGCTATCTAATACTTTTTTAATGTCTTGATTAGTACTCATATCTAAATAATTAGTTTATTATACTGGTTATTCTTGTGGAGCTACCATTGGTTGCATCTGTGGTTCTTGCGGAGCTTCTGTTTTAGGTAAAGACTCTACATTAATGTTTTTCTTGCGCATTGCCATTTCTATAAGTGCTGTACGTCTTACTGGATCAGATTCTAGAGCGATAAATGTCTTTAATGTATCTAATTCACTTGCTAATAGCCAGTTTTCACCTGTAATCACAACTTTTACTCTTGGTTTAAAGCCTTCCCACATTAATCTACTCAGTTTTATCACCAATTCTTTATTAACCATTAATTCTTTTACCTTCTCAGCTTTTATTGCTATAGCCATTTCAGCTGAATGAGGAGGTAAAGCCATTAGGTTGTTTATATACCACTCATCTGCTAGCATTTCGTTGTATTTCTGTAGTGCGCCGGAATCATTATTTAGTTTCAATATGTCTAATGCTTTAAGATCTTTTAGAATATCAGATAATACACATTCTTTAATAACATCTGTAAAAGAAATTGTTAACTTCTCCCTAATAAAGTCGAATAGTTTATTAGCATTAGCATTCTGAAGATTGCCAAGGGCAAACGATGTTCCAGATGGAAGATTTCCACCAGTAACTATTTCATATGAATTGGCTAGTTTATCTGCCATTTCCATTAATCTATTCCAATCTGCTAGTAATTGATCTAATCCTTCCATTCTAACTTCTACTTGTGCTAAATCTTTACTTTTGATTACGTCACCATTCTGTAGATCTGTCAATATATTCTGTGCCAATACTCTATCGCTACTTCTAAATATAGTTTTAGATGACCATTCTAGGCCTCTAGCTATTTGATTACCGATCTCATTAGCTCTTGTTTGTATGTCGAATAGTAATTCATACATACCAACTCGTCTCCAACGACCACTAAATTTACCTCTGTGATATTCAATATATGGTTTCTTAGTTATCTCTATAGTAAACAGTATTTGTGTTGGATCATTTTTCTTTATGCCTCCAACTATTACTTTAGCTAGTTTATATTTGTTTTCATCGCCACCTTCAAGTCCTTTGGCTAAATTGTATTCTCTTTCAGTAATCTCACCATTACGTTCATATATATAGAAATCAGGAGCTGTCTTATTCTCTCCTGGCTTAGTAGATTTCAATAACTCATCAACATTATCCCAGACATCCTTACGTTTACGTAAATCACTAGAACTCAACACTTCTTTCTCTATAACGTCAGAATCTTCTAATGTTTCAGCTATTTGGTTAAGAACACAGACATTATTTAAATCAAGTAAACGATAGTTTCCTTTGGTTTTCTTAGCTACCCAGTCACCCCACTCTGTTCCGCGCTCTACTGCTTCATTTAATTTAGCAGCCTGGCCTGACTCATTAAGAAATTCACCCAGTCTTGTATTAGAGATAAGTATTCTACCAGCATCTGCCTTTACATCAGAAGCAAGTATGATGTTAGCAGTATCAAAGTCTATATTCTTAATCTCACCATCTGCTCTAGGTGCTATAACATCAAAGTAGTATTTATAATTACCCTGACTATCTAACTTCCCGGTAGGGTAGATGTTGTTCTTAAAAAGAGTTATTCTTCTGTTTAATTTAAAAGCAGAAAAGCTGTAACCAAGACAGATTTCTACAGAAGCTGTTTCATAATCTGTAAGTTCCTCTTTCACTTTTTTCAAAATTCCCATATTATTTATTATTATTTACAAACAATTATCGTCTTTCTTTAAATTAGCTCTATTCTTTCTATTCTCTAAGATTTGTTTCATTTCTTTTCTATCGGGATCACTACGTTGACGCATAATATTCTCAAATTGGAATCCTGCTTCTGAAATGAATCGTTTAGATTTTTGGCTAAATACTTTCATATGTTATAAAAAAAGGGATGAATATATCAATTGATATGTCCATCCCTTAAGATGAGAAGATGCGATTCACGCTAGCCTCGTAAGGCTATTAATTATATTGTATCAGGTATTCAACCTGTTGTCAAGTTGTTTCACTTTTATGTTATTTTTAATACAAAAATGAAATAAGATGGGGGATTTTTTTCTACCAGTTCCCCCAATCTGGTTTTATTCACTATATCATTTCTATTGATATTTTATATACTTTGACTGATTTTACATTATATGTCCTATTACACTTCTTACATTTAGCTTTTATATCAAATTCACTATCTTTATTAAGAATAATCAGTATGTCTTGACAATTGGGACAATGTATTGGTTTATTAGTCATATGATTAAACTATATGATCCGCAGATCGTTCTTGTCTATTTAATACAGTTCTCATTTGATCTTCTTCCTCATTAAATGGAGCTTCTGCTAACTGGTCCTGATAAGCTGTTGCATCTGATACATCATCATTGATTGCTCTTGGAAATGTTAACAGTTCTTCTTCTAGCGCGGCGCATTCTTTATCAACATGGAACACTCCACCACTTTCATATCTAGGTATCAGTCCTCTGATTCTTACTTCTTTGTTAATCTGATTATGCTGTAACTCTACTATTGGTAAGAACTTGTTACGTTTACGCTGTTCATCGTCTAAAAACGGCTTAATAGCCATTAAATAGATGGTTTTCTCTATTCCTATCTTCTCATAATGTCGTTTATCCCATAATGTAAATAATAAGTCAATCAATTCTTTAGGATCTATCTTAACTCTCCAGGCCTTTAGGTTCCAGAAGTTATTAATATCTACTTGATTATCACACAGCCCGGTATAATCAGCAGATGCCGACTTAGATATCGCTGTATCTATAGTCAAAAAGCTTCTTGTCTGTACAGTATCTAATTCTGTTTGTGTTCTTGTCTTGAACCAATTAGGTTTAAACTCTTGGTTCTCTGTTAATACTGGATTCTGTTGATATAAACTGGACCAATCATATGTTCCAACTGTCTTTTTAGTTGTTTCTAGTGTCTTTAGATTATACTTCCCAGGCCACAATGGTTCTCCAGTCTTTCTAAATTCTTCATCTTCTGTAGCTATAGCAGGAAACTTTACTACTTCCCACTGTTCTCCGCCTTCTTCCTGAGCTTTTAATAATCTACCTGCTAGATCATCCAAGTGCCAGCGTGTCATAATTAGAACAACGGCCGCATCTTTCTCTAATCTTGTATAAGCCGTGGACGTATACCATGACCAAATGTTATCTCTAATTAATTTACTCTCTGCTTCTGCTCTATTCTTTAAAGGATCATCTATTAAAAATATATCAGCCCCTCTACCTGTGATAGCTCCACCTACGCCGACCGCAGTGTATCCTCCGCCTTCTTGTGTCAACCATTTAGCTTTAGATTG